ATCACCGAAATATTCAGTGCCCAGGGTATATGCAAGGCAACTATCATCGGAAAGTCGGACGAAATCAAGGAAAAAGCTGCAGTTCGTGTACAGGATGACATAAATTGGCGCCTCACTACTCAAATGAAGGAATATCGGCCAGAGCATGAGCGCATGCTGTGGAATTTGGCTATTACAGGGTCGGCGTTCAAGAAAGTGTACTTCGATCCTAGTCTGGATCGTCAGACTTCAGTATTTGTAGCTGCAGAAGATCTGATTGCTCCTTATGGCGCCTCAGATATCTCCACCGCACCACGTTTATCTCACCGGATGCGCAAGTCTAAGAACGATGTGAAGAAATTACAGGTTGCCGGCTTCTATCGAGACGTAGAGTTGGCCGACACCCCGAAGAATACTAAGCGTAGCGCGCAAGACAAGATCACTGGCTCGGTCGCGATCGACGATGACCGTCTGGAGTTGATCGAGATGCACGTCGATCTGGATATTGAAGGCTATGAAGATGTGGACGCAAAGGGGGACGAGACAGGTATCATGCTGCCCTACATCGTAACCTTCGATAAGAACGATAAAACCATCCTGTCTATCTACCGCAACTGGAAAATCGACGACAAAGCCAAGGTTCGCACCCAGCATTTCGTGCACTACATCTATATTCCAGGTTTCGGTTTCTATGGTATGGGCTTGGTCCACTTGGTGGGCGGATTCGCGTCATCTGCTACTTCACTGGTGCGCCAATTGATTGATGCTGGCACACTGGCCAATCTGCAGGCAGGTTTTAAAACCAAGGGAGTTCGCGTGCAGCGGGACTCAGATCCGCTGGAGCCTGGCGAGTTCCGCGATGTAGATGTTCCGAGTGGGACACTGCGGGACAATTTGATTCCATTACCATTTAAAGAACCAAGTCAGACATTACTGGCGCTGTTCAACGAAGTGGTAGAGGAAGGTCGGCGTATGGCTGCGATCAGCGACCTGAACGCGGCTGATATGAACCAGGAAGCCCCAGTAGGAACCACTCTGGCAATACTGGAACGCAGCCTGAAAGTTATGACAGCGATCCAAGCCCGCTTACACGCCAGTTTGAAAGAGGAGCTGCAACTGCTGCACGGGATTATTAAGGATCAATTGCCAGAAGATTATGACTATGATGTAGATGACGGGCGGCAGATCAAGCAGGCGGACTACGAGATCGCCGAGATCATCCCAGTGTCTGACCCCAACGCGGCGACCATGAGTCAGCGTGTGGTTCAGTATCAGGCAGTGATGCAGATGGCCCAAGCGAACCCCGGCATTTACGACCAGGTGGAGTTGAATCGGCAGATGCTGGTGACCCTCGGTATCAAGAATGTGGAGAAGTTACTACCGGCTAGCGCAGATCAGACTCCGAAAGATCCTATTGCAGAGAACATGGCATTGATCATGGGTAAACCAGTGAAAGCCTTTGCTTATCAGGATCACGAATCACATCTTAAGGCACACATGGCCGCGCAGCAAGATCCTCATATCCAGCAACTTATAGGGCAGAGTCCGAACGCGCAGACCATATCAGCGGCGACCGCAGCGCATATTGCGGAACACGTCGCATTCGAGTATCGTCGTCGCATTGAACAGCAGATGGGTGCACCGCTACCACAAGGTGATGAGAAAATGTCCCCAGATGTAGAACGCCAGTTGAGCGTAGTGATGGCCACTGCGGCACAACAGTTGCTACAGCAGCATCAGACAGAAGCTGCACAGCAGGCCGCCCAGCAGGCAGCTCAAGACCCAGTACTGCAGCAGCAGAAAGCTCAGTTAGATGTAGACAAGGAGAAGAACCAGATTGCGAAATACAAGATTGACAAAGAACATGACGTCGCTATGAAGCGATTACTGTTAGATGCCGGTAAGGTAGACGCGCAGCACCAGCATGAGGACAAAGCCGCAGCGACTGCGGCCATGATTGACGCAGCTAAGTTTGACCAGGAGCAGGCCGCGACCGGGCCGAGCCCAGAGCAGGTGGTGCAAGAGCATAACCAGCAGATGCAGCAGAATGCTGAAAGCCACGCGCAGAAGTTACAGCATCAGGAACATGCGCATATGTTGGGACTAGCCCAGCAAGGACAGACAATAGCGCAACAAGGGCAGGCGCACGAAGTGAAACTTACTCAGGCGCAGGAACTACATAAGCAGAAAGTTAAGCAGGCGGAAGAGCAGCGCCTAATAAATGCAGCGATGCACGCGGCTAAACCTCATATGGAGAATGCTAAAGCATGAGCACCATAGCTTTCGCAAATAAATTGCGCGCTGAGATAGAGGCAGATCTCACAAGTATCGAGCAAGGTATCCTGTCCGGGGCCAAGGACTGGGATGAGTATAGGTTTATGGTTGGAAGGCGGCATGGCCTTAAGCAAGCCCTTGCTGCCCTGGAGGACACTACGCGTAAGTTTGACGCGCAAGATTAGCAGTAGTGGTCACGCCCGCCACCGAACGGGCGCACGTAAGGAGTAGCATAATGAGTGAACTCATATTGCCTGGGTATTTGGCAGACGAGCAAGCAGCAAAGGCAGAGGAAGTAGAGAAAGAAGCGCCGGCAGCCGAGGACAAACTAGCCTCACAGTTGCCGGAGCCTTGCGGATTTAAGATGCTAATTGGCCTTCCGAAGATCGAGGAAAAGTACGAGAGCGGGATTCTGAAAGCAGATATGATCGTCCGTCAGGATGAGGTCGCGACGGTCGTGGGGTTTGTAATCAAGCAGGGTCCCGATTGCTACAAAGATCCAGAGAAGTTCCCCACAGGTCCATTCTGTAAAGAAGGGGATTTTGTTTTGATGCGCGCATACGCAGGTACTCGATTCAAACTACATGGGGTCGAGTTCCGCCTGATGAATGACGACGCTATCGAAGCTGTTGTCCAGGACCCCCGTGGATTTAGCCGAGCATAACCGCCCCAGGGCGCATAAAGGAGAGCACTATGGCACTACCAGATGAAAATTCGCTCTTGAAGAAAGAGCACCAAGCAGCTGAGGATGAGATAGAAGTCGCGGTTGAAGGAGACGGTATCGAGATTGAAGTCGTCGACGATACTCCTCCCGCGGACCGTAATCGGAAGCCCCTCCCTGAGGGTGAAGCAGAACCTTCTGACGATGAGATGGAAGAGTACTCAGAGAATGTGAAGCGGCGCATCGCGAAAATGAAGCACGCGCTGCACGACGAGCGTAGGGCAAAAGAGGCCGCCGCGCGTGAGCGTGAGGCAGCAATCGACTATGCCAAGCGTATCTTCGAAGAGAAGCGTGCTCTGGAGTCTCGATACACCCAAGGAGAAGATGCCTTCATCGGTCAGGCTAAAGAAAAAGCTGCCTTGGCTATGGACGCAGCCAAGAGGGAGTACAAAGCAGCTTATGAGCTAGGCGATGCAGATAAGATGGCTGATGCCCAAGAGAAGATGGCGATCATCGCGTCAGAAAAGAAAGACGCGGAGTCCTGGGCGCGCAATGCGGCGCAGAGAAAAGAAAATGCTGGACAGAAACAACAGGATATGGTACAAAGCCGGCAACCGTCACAGGTATCGGCCCCGGAGCCAGATCCAGACGCTAAAGACTGGGCAGCAAAAAACAAGTGGTTCGGCGCGGATGGTCGCATGACAAATATGGCATATGCCATACATGACGAGCTGATCGCTGAGGGTATCGACCCAGCCCTTGATGCTGACAAGTACTACAAGAAATTAAATTCTGAGATGCGCGCTTCGTTCCCGTCCTATGACTGGGGAGACGCACCGAAGAAAAAACCTACGTCCGTCGTCGCGCCTGTAGTTAGGACCTCGAAGACAGCACGTCGCGTAACACTCACCCAATCACAAGTTGCCGTCGCACGCCGCATGGGCATCACGCCTCAGCAGTATGCTGTCGAACTTGCAAAACTCTCGGAGAACTAAAATGGCAGAAGCTAAACCACGTTTGTCACGTAACACAGAAACTCGCGATGTAGGTATGCGCAAGCAGTCATGGAAGCCCGCAGATCTGTTGCCCGAACCAGCCAGACAGGAGGGATGGGAATATAAATGGATACGCAAGTCGATCATGGGTGTAGCAGATCCAACAAATATGTCGAAGTCGATGCGTGAAGGTTGGGAGCCATGTCGCTTGGAGGATCATCCAGAGATGATGCTCGCAGTGGACGGCGACGCCAAGAACTCCGGTTTGATTGAGGTAGGTGGATTGGTATTGTGTAAGATACCGCAAGAAATGTTTGACCAGCGCCAGCAGTACTATATGAACCAGGCCCAAGGGCAGATGGAGTCTGTAGATGCGCAGGTGGATAG